GATATCAAAGCAAAAAGCAGAGTGGCGTTCTCAAAACAAAGAAAAGATATCAAAGACAAATGCAAAGTATCGTGCTCAAAATAAAGAAAAGATATCAAAGAGCAATGCAGAGTATCGTTCCAAACTAAATTCAGAACAACCAAATTGTATTTATCAAATAGAAAATTCTATAAATGGAAGAATTTATATTGGAGAAACAACAAGAGGAGAATTAAGATGGAAAGATCATCTCAAAAGCCTCAGAGGAGAATATCACGAAAACAAACCACTCCAAGAAGACTTCAATAAGCATGGAGAAGAAGCATTTGAATGGACAATCTTAAAAGAGTTAGAGATCGAAGATAAAGATGCCCTAACATTAAAAGAAGCAAGAATCATTCAGCAATATCATGAAGATGGTGTTAAGCTTTATAATGTGCAACTGTCAAACGCTAAACTTAAAATGCTTGAAGAAGATAAAGAAATTGAATAAATAATACTTTCAAACGTATAACCACAAGGAGGAATAATGGAAGTTACAAATGAAGATCCAAACCAATCTAATGGTTTAACACAGGGCGACTTGGCAATTGCCGCATTCGCTCTAGCAGAAACGTTCAATGCGTACTTAGCACGTTATGAACAAGAAGACTATGGTGAACTCACCAAAGATCAAATGGAGTCATCAATGGGCTCCCTTCGGCTTGCATTCACAAAGTTCGATGCAATCCTACAAGCTATGAACCCACAAAAGGAGGAAGAATGAGGTTTATTATGATTAGAACACAAAATAATGAAGATGTTGCAGTTAATGCAAGTAATATAACATCAATTCAAAGAATGAATGGAGGAGTATGGATACTTTTTGGCGGAGACACACCAGTCTCCACACAGTTCACAAATATTGAATCTGCAGTTGACTACATCCAAAGAGCATCTTCAGTAAGTCTGGGGGTGAAATAATGAATGAATACGTTAAGAATGGCATAATCGAAGGAACTAAAATCATGGCGTTCTTCGGTGCCATTAGTCTGGTTTGGGCATTCGTAATATGGGCATCAAGGCAGATGGAAATAAGCCCCGGCTGGGCAATGTTGGTTTTGTTTACAGGCGCAATCTACTTTTTTAGTATTGCTACGCAAAAATTAAAGTATGAAAGTGAATTGGCTAGAGCAAAAGCAAAGGAGGAGCAATGATTTTAGAATACTGTTTGACACATCCAAATGTTATCCCACCAACAAGGGCTAATCCCTCAGATGCTGGGCTAGATATTTACTTCTCACCAGAAGACATAAATGAAGAAGTTGAGCTATGGAATGGTAGAACTTGCTTGTTGAGAACTGGGCTGAGGTTTGGTGTGCCGCATGGATATATGTTGCAAGTCATGAACCGATCTTCTGTTGCTTCAAAGAAACAATTGCTTGTCGGAGCATGTGTTATCGATTCAGGATATGATGGCGAGGTATTTATCAATCTTCATAATGTTGGAAACAACAAGCAGATCATCAAGAGAGGTGATAAGATAGCACAGATCGTGATGGTGCCAGTTGTTCCATTTAGAGCATATTGTCGTCATGATGGGGAATTGTACGATTATCCAATCACGATGTCAGAAAGAGGTGACGGAGCGCTCGGTAGTACCGATAAGCCCCCAAGCCTAAAAGATGTACTAAAGACAGATAATAAATCATTTAATGAATATCGGTAACTAATTAAAAAGTATCATTGGAGGGACTGTTTATGAAAGACGCTAAGAAAACTAAACAAGTTTTATTTTTGGAAACTGAAAAGCGACATGCTGATCTAAAAATAAAACTAAAACAATATGGAATATCACAATCAGATTTTATTCGTGGGTGTATTTCTGGGTTGATTAGTGACGATGAACAGTTCCTCCCTTTCTTCTTTAAATTGCTAGAAGAAAAATCTTACTTAAAATCTGCAAAAAATAGAAAAAAGAACAAAGAAATGATAACGAAGGGACTAAATACATTGAAAGAAGATTTCAATTTAGCTGATAGTGAAATTGAAAATATCTTTGATATAATTGAAAAAGATCATCCAGATTTATGATTTTTGAGCAATTAATCACTATTTATTTACGAACATATTATGTCATGACATAAAGGAGAATTTAAACGATGGCTAAAAAGAAATTAATTTTAAACGAGAGTACTACTCGTAGATTTATGAAGCTTGCTACAATCAAGCCAACTTACGTCTCTAACTTCCTTGATGAAGCTAAACACGAAGAAGAGGAAAAAGATGAGAAGGTAATGAAAGAGCAAGAAGAAGATGAAGAGATGGAAATGGACATGGGTGGCGAAGAACCAGAAATGGACGCTGGCATGGAAGTTGAAGATGAAATGGATATGGATGACGAAGGTGCTGGCGGTGACGCCGAGGCTCTCGTTATGGATCTCCTAGCAAAAGTTCAAGAGTTCGCTCAAGAAAACGGAGTTTCCATGGAACTTGAAGGCGATGAAGAAGAAGGCGAGATGGAAGATGAGATGGACGACGAAGGCATGGAAATGGATGCGGAGCCCGAAGGAGGTGATATGGAGCCAGCCGCCGAGGACGAAATGCCTGAAGACGCAGAAGCTAATTACGGCGCAATGCAAGAAGAAATTGATGCCGATCTAGATGCAGCAGGGGTGTCCGTTGTCGATGAAGATGCAATCGTCGCTGAAGTCACAAGAAGAGTTGCTCGCCGTTTGCTGAGAGAAAGCGCAAAAAGAAAATAAACTGTGAATAAACAGAATTAGTTATTCGTATAATAAGGGCATACTATACTCTAGTAATGCCCTTTTTTATTCAACCAAAGGAGCTAAAATGAGTAATGAAGAAAACGAAAAGACAGAAGAAACTGAAGTAAATGAAGCCGAAGAGCAATCTGAGCCTCAAGAGTTAGAAGGACAAGAAGAGCAAGATGAAGGGCAAATCTCCATGGAAGAGTTGATTGCTATGATTGGAGCTGCAAAGGACAAGGAAGACGATAAGCCAAGTTTAGAGAACATGAGATCCTTGGGTTTATATGGAGACGTCGAAGAAGAAAGAGTTTCAGAAGTGATAGCAGGACTTCTTAGTTTGCATCACATTGGGAAGCCAAAGATCTCAGAAGAGGGCGAAGTGCTGAAAGAAGGAAAGCCAATTGACTTTTACATTTCAACATATGGTGGCTCCGCTGATGACATGGCTGCACTTGTTGATATAATGGCAATTGTAAAGAAAGACTGTCCGATTCACACAATTGGAATTGGAAAAGTTATGTCGGCAGGAGTGCTTATATTAGCGTCTGGTACAAAGGGGGAGAGAAAGATCGGAAGGAATTGTCGTGTCATGATCCACTCTGTCATTGGAGGGCATGCTGGTTCTCTTCATAATCTAGAAAATGAATTAGCAGAAATCAAAAAGATGCAAGAAATATACCTCGACTCTCTGGTAGAATGTACAAATATGTCAAAAAAACAATTAAAATCCTTTATGAGAAGGAAAACAAATGTCTATTTATCTGCAGAAGAAGCAATTAAGTATGGCATTGCTGATAAAATATTGGAGTAATTAAACATGGCTGTTGATAAGGTTTTTTATAATGAAGCATCCGCTGCTAAACTAGGATGGGATCCTTCTTGGTTTGGGTGCGATGCGCACGACGAAAAGTTAACTAGGGCAATCAAAAGGTGGCAAAGAGATAATGGCTTGACAGCCGATGGTATGTGTGGGCCGAGCACCTTTCGCAAACTATGGACAGATAGAGAGGCAAATATCTCTGACTATGTCTCACCTAACTGGGACAACGATGGGTTGGCTCGCATTGTCTATAATGGTAACGAATTTCCTATTGAGTGGGACAAGACTGTGCTTTGGACAGACAAGGGTGGCTTGATGGCTAAACTTGGAAACTATAAAAGCATGGCTGGACAAAGGCAGCGAAAGCCGACACAGTTCGTTAACCACTGGGATGTCTGCTTATCGTCGAAGTCATGTCAACGTGTCCTTGACAAGCGAGGTATCAGCGTACACTTTCTTATCGACAACGACGGAACAATCTACCAGACAATGGATCTCCAGCACATCGGCTGGCATGCAGGATCATCAAAGATCAATGCAAAGTCAATTGGAGTTGAGATAAGCAATGCTTATGATCTTAAGTGGCAGAAGTGGTATAAGAAGAATGGCTTTGGTGAACGTCCAGTTGTGACAGATGCCGAAGTTCATGGCAAGACTCTCAGCCCACACCTAGGTTTCTATCCTGTACAGATAGAGGCTCTACAAGCCTTATGGAAGGCTGTTCACTTGGCATGTGGCATACCACTAGACACTCCAACTGGAGCGGCTAAAAACGCATATACAGCTCAAGTATCAAGCGGAAAGTTTAAGGGATTTGTATCCCACTACCACATCACAAAACGCAAGATTGATTGCGGTGGACTAGATATTGAAAAGTTATTGGAGGATTTGAAATGAATGATCTAGAATATAAAAAGTTGTTAGCAGAAGTTTTGGGTAGAGTCAACGAAAGAGATACTTCAAAAGAAGTAAAGATCGATGT